CCCAAGATCCTACCTTTGCGTCAGTTGCAGACAACTGCATTATTGACAAAGAGGGTCGTATTGCTGCCCGTAAAGGATATGAGATGGTGTCATCGAATGGCAGCAGCGTATTGGGGTCTTCTGCTGGCATTGAGGCTGTGCATCAGTTCCGTGATGAGGCGGGAAATACAAAGGTATTTACAGCAGGTAACAACAAAATATTTACTGGTACATCTACACTGACAGATGCTACTCCAGGTTCGTATACAGTATCTGCAAACAATTGGAAGATCGTTAACTTCAACAGTAAGGCGTACTTTTTTCAGAGGGGGCATGAGCCGTTAGTTTATTCTAATACAGCGGGTGCAGTGCAAAAAATGTCAGCCCACAGTGGTGCATCTGGAACACCACCCCAAGCCAACGAGGTTTTGGCTGCATTTGGTCGATTGTTTGTTGCTGATTTTGCTACAGATAAATCAACAGTATTTTTTAGCGATGTCCTCGATGGCACTGATTGGAACTCTGGCTCTGCGGGATCAATAGATATCTCTAACTTTTGGCCCAATGGCTATGATGAGATAGTGGCTCTTGCAGCACATAACGACTTTTTAGTGATTTTTGGGCAGGATTCTATCTTGCTCTACTCTGGCGCAGAGTCACCTGCCTCTATGACGTTGGCAGATACCATATCCAATATCGGTTGTGTATCGCGTGATTGCGTTGTATCGACGGGTAAAGATCTGTTGTTCCTTGATAAATCAGGTATGCGGAGTATTGCAAGAACAATTCAGGAAAAGTCTTCACCGATTGGTGACATATCAAAGAATGTAAACAGCGACATCAAATCTCTGATTGCTTCTGAAACCGGCAACATTAAGACATTGTACAGCGCAAAAGAAGCGTTTGTGTTGGTCAACTTCCCTGCATTGCAGCAGGTATTTGTGTTTGATACGCGATTTCCTTTGCAGGATGGGTCGCACAGGGCAACGACATGGACAGCTATCGCGCCGTTAAGTTTCGCCAATCTAGCAGATGATACGATTTACTTAGGGGTGTCCACAGGTCTTGCCCAATATGCAGGGTATGACGATAACGATGTGGCGTTTCAACTTAGTTATTTTTCCCACCCGTTAGCGTTTGGCGATAGTTCTGTTCTAAAGTTCCTAAAAAAGGTAAATCTAACTACATTTGACGGAGCGGAAGCTCCAGTTGTGTTGAACTGGGCTTATGACTACTCAAATGCTTACAAAAAGCAGGTATACACGCTGCCAGCAAATAACTCAGCGCAGTACAACATTTCAGAATATAACACCACAGCAGAGTATTCAGGGTCACTGAATCTTATTAACAGGCAGAAGATTAATACATCTGGGTCTGGTGCTGTTGTAGCGGTTGGGGTAGAAACAACCGTAAACGGTAAATCTATTGCTATTCAACAACTTAATATTCACGCTTTACTAGGAAGGATTGTCTGATGTCTGATTACACAAAAACTACTAACTTTGCTGCTAAAGATTCTTTGGTGTCAGGCAACGCCGCAAAGGTTGTTAAAGGTACAGAGATTGATTCTGAGTTCAATAATATTGCAACTGCGATTGCTACCAAATCAGATGCGGCCAATCCAACATTTACCGGAACAATGACGGCTGCAAGCCTGACGGTATCATCGACATTTACCGCCACTCTTGATGGAGGGACTTACTGATGGCATTTCACGATAGATTATCAGGTGCTTTGGGGGATTTTTTCGGAAGTCCCACAGCCGGTCTGATAGGAGCCATTGGTCAAAATGTGCTGACTAACAGAGGCATTGAGGATATTGACCAAATGCGAAGGACTGCTTTGACAGGTCTTTCAGGTCAACCCAATCTTCCTGATTACGAAGGCGGTTTGCTCGGAGAGGTAGAAAGGCAGTCTCAATTTAGGCCGTTTACGGTTACAAGCACCAACGTGTTTGGTCAGCCCTCTGCTGCAACGATCTCCAGAGAAGGAACAGAGCTTGCTCTGAATCCACAAGAAGCAGATATACAACGCGCTTTGACAGGGTTTGGGCAAGGCGCGTTTGACTTCTTAAATGATCCTGCTGCAAGAGAACAGGAACAGAGTGCATTGATCGGGATGCTTACTCAAGATCCAGGTCAAAGGGCTAGTAGAGAGGCAGATATATTTGCCAGACTGGAGGCCGCGCAAGAACCCGCGAGGGAACGAGCCAGATTACAGCTTGAAGAACGCTTGTTAGGTCAAGGTCGAACTGGTGTCAGAACAGCCGCTTACGGCGGTACGCCAGAGCAACTTGCACTTAATCAGGCCATTGAGGAGCAAAGAGCCAGATCAGCCGTATCTGCTATGGAACAAGCCAGAGCAGAGCAAGCCTTGCAATCTAATCAAACTTTGCAGGGTCTACGAGAGTTTAGGGGCCGTATGGGTCTACTCGGTCAACTTGGACTGTCTGCAATACCAACGGCTTTTGTGCCACAGCAAGAGCTTCTGAGGACGCTGACACCACAATTACAGGCAACCAGACTTGCGACAGATCTTGAGCGAACTGGTTTGGGTCTGGGTGCTGCGCTAGGTGAGGCAGGACTTGAGGCAGAACTTGGATTTGCAGGTTTGCAAAATGCTCTGAGACAGCAGCAATATCAAGGATTGTTTGACTTGTTGGCTGCGGAAAGACGGCAAGAACAGCCATCGACCATTGGTGGTGCTTTTGGTGATGCTTTGATGCAAGCCGCACAAGCTCAGATCGCACAAAATGCGCGAGATGCAGCAGGGGCTTTTTTACCATCAAGAATACCGACCGTCATGGCTGATGGTAGTGTGGTAAACATAGGTTAGGAGTGAGTAATGGCTATAAACATACCATCTCTTTTCAGTGACATCATTGGTACAGATGAGCAAAGACGATTGCAAATGCTGCAAGAAGGCGATCTGTTGGCGCGTCAGCTCACAGGAAACCTTAGAACAGGTGCTGGAGCTAGTCTTGGTCAAAGATTGACAGCGACAGCAGCTCCAACAGTCACGGCTATAGCAGGTCAACTACCACAACGCAGAGAAGATACCAGGAGGGCAGCAGGAGGTATGCTTGGCCTAGATGTCAGAACAGAGGGAGAGAAGGTTGCTGATGTCTTAGGTGAAGGATTTGAAACCGATGCAGAAGGGTTAAGAGATCTGTCAAGAAGGTTAGTTAGAATCGCACCAGTTCAAGCAGCAGGTTTAATGCAAGCAGCGGATGAGCGAGAGTTAGGTGAATTGCAACTAAAGCAGCTACAAACCGCCACCAAAAATGCTGAAGGACAAGCCCAAGCGCAAGAAAGATACAGAAGATATGTTGCAGGACTTGCAAGAAAGAGCGAGAAGTATGCTGGATTCGCACCTCTAATAGAAAGAGGAGATGTTCCAGAAGAAAGAATGAAGGCAATCGTTGATGAGTTGGTAAAAACAGAAGATCCGACCCAGTTGTCTATCGTTCAGGCGCGTGTAGGTGAAGAAAACAAGACACTACAGACAGACGGATTTGGAACATACTATTTGTTAAACGGGGAACAAATAGAACTTGGGCCAAACGATAGAGTGTCGAAGTCGAGCGTAGCGGGTTCATTTGAGGATGTCACCGGAATAAGTGATGAGAGAAAAGAAAGTTTGATGGATCAGGAAATTGCAACTTACAACTTTGTGTCTACCGCAAACACAGTGCTTGAGCAGTTAGAGGAGACTCCAGACGCTAACACCAGAGTTGCTAGACTTGCCGGTTTAGCAGATGACTTATATGCAGAGGGCAAGACAATCATGGAACGATTTGCGCCAGATGTTTCTACAAATGAGGACGATTATGAGTCGTTAAATCTGTTCGGTGGCCTGGGAACTGAGGGATCACGATTTAAAAGTGCAGTTTTTGGCTTGGCACTCCAATATGCCGCAGCGTCTGGTTTGGGATCAGGCAGGTCTTTGACAGATAGAGATATTGATAGAGCAATTCGAGCGATTGCGGCAGACCGAGCAGACCCTACGGCTATCGCCGCTGTGATAAACGACAAAAAACTTGAAGTTATCAATCAATTCAAGGGAGCATATCAAATAACCACAAAGAATCAATACGAGGGAGAGATTGATGCTTTTCCTGCTCCAGAGGATCAAGGGGTGGATGGAGTAGATGATGTTAGTCAATATTTTCAATAAAAGGAATTGTAATCAGTCATGTCAAATTTATCTGATGAAGCCTTAACCAGCATCCATAGCGCAATAATACAACGTACGCAATTGCCAGACGGGAGGATTGCAAGTAGGGACAGGCTCTCTCCTGATGACAGAAAACAATACGATGAGTTTGTAAGGAAGTTGCGCGGAGAAGAAACTCCAGGAACAAAAGCGTTGGGAGTGCTTGAGGCAGGAAGGACTTTTGTTCAGGGGGCCGTAGCGCAACCCGTAGCGGGTATTGCGGGGCTTGGCACATTAGCGATGGGGGGTTCACTTGATGATGCGGTGGATACGATACAAGACGTTTCTGGAAACCTGAGCTATACACCAACAACACAAATGGGTCGAGATATCGTTGGTGGAGTAGCAACTGCGCTAGAACCTGTTGAAAGATTGATGACTGCGGCTGGTCAAGAAACATTTGATCGCACACGGTCACCTTTAGCTGCAACGGGTGTGCGAACTCTATTAGAAATGGGGCCAAGTATATTTGGGGTGCAAAACCCTATCCGTGTGGCAAGGCAATCAAGAAGCGGAGTGCAGCAAGCTAATAAGCTCCTACAAGAAGCAGGAATAACGGTAAGCCCCACGTTTCTCCAATCTATATCTATACGCGGCATACCATCTAGCGGAAGGATAGCAGAAGCCCTCAAGCAAGTGCCTGAAGCGGCGGCAGCACTCAGACGATCTACTGAAGTTAAAGGCCAAGACCTTCTTCAAATACAGAAGGGCGTTCAGGAGGCAAGAAAAGGTACACGAAATTCAATTTCTCAGATGTACAAACAAGCGACCGAGGCCGGTACGGTCAGAGTCCCAATCAATGAAGTAAAGCTACTTAATGAAACACTGGCAAACGCAATGGCTCCATTTGAAATGGCGAACATCCAGCCAGTACGGAATTTACTTGATGAGTTTACAAGTATAATCGAACCTGCTCCCAGGAGATTTCAGACTGTAAATGTTTCAAGAAGGGGTATCGGAGGGACGCGACTATCAAGGGACGTAAATGCTCCAGTGATGACAACAGAGCAGCTTCAGAGAGGAATCGTAGAGCTAAACGACATATCTGAATTTAGAAGAAAGCTATCGTTAGCCCAAAGGGGAAGTAACCCAGAAGTGTCGGCGGCTGCGCTTGTGATGAAGAAAAACATAGATGATTGGCTAGACGCGCAATTTGACATGGATATGATGAGCGGAAGTGCAGACGCAATCTTGAAGTGGAAAAACGCAAATACGGCATATCGAGAGTACGCGAAGACCTTCAAAGAAAACAAAGTCATGGTTGATTTGTTCCAGAGTGAAGCAACGCCAGAGATGGTGCATAACTGGATATTTGGAACAAGTGCCGTGGGGGCCAAGCCAGAATCAGCGTTGGTTGTAAAAAGACTCAACCAAGTGCTTGGGAGAAACTCCACAGAGATGAATACTCTACGCAGTAGCGCGGCCTTTGATATGGTCTACCCCTTACTACGAGATAATTTAAGTCCAAAAAACGTCGAAAATTTTAGAAAAAACTACGTTAATTTTGTAAGGACAAATGATTCGTTATCTAAAGAAATGTTTACTACAGAGCAGTTGCGAGCGTTTGAAACCCTTAACAGGAGTATTACAGCAGCAGCGGATATGGAGTTTAACGTCCCGCCCGCGCTTCTTTCCAACATTGATAGGTCTCTTGCAATTGCAATATTTCCAAAAGCACAAGGTCTGGCTACCGGATCTACAGTCTTAAATGTTGCACAAAATGCAATCAAACGAATCAAATCAGCAGCTAAGGGTGATAACCGAAGGTCTGCAAATAATTTTTATTCTGAGCTTAGTGGAATCAATGTAGGGCAACCCTTGTTTAGCGCGAGGACACCAGCGGTCGCTTCCTTCATCCAAGCAGGATTTGAACAGCCAGATGAATATGACAGATTGCAGGAATATCTAACAACAGGCACTCTGCGTGACACAGAGTCCCAAGATTAATATTCAATGATGTCTAAAATACCCAAATGACCCTGCTCACGCAGTGCCTTCAGTCGCTTGTGTTCTTCTCGATAGTGTTTGGCTACGCCCTTCAAGTCTTTGTTGATGGACTTAGCCAAACCAATATCGTTACGCTTCTCTCGCAAGATATCCATCATGCCCTCACCCACCTTGTCTACCATCCATCTGTGGAAGTCATCAGGGTTAGAACCTAGCCTCTGGTGGCATCCGAAGCAGTGGGCAAAAGCATTATCAGGACAAAATCTCAGGGATTTGGCCCTTCTCCCAAAGTAATGAGAGCAGTGTAATCCCATACTGCCCTCTTCATACTTGTTACCGCAGCATTCACAAGTCCAATCAGCAGCTTCTCTGATGCATTTGGAGAACCAAGTATCAGCAGGTGTTATCTTTACGTTTGCCATGTTTTATCCATAGGGCGACTTATATCCGGTTTCTGGTGAGGCATTGCCATTGGTTAGCGGGGCCTCATCTGTCAGTTGTTCATCAAGGTAGTATGCAAGGACTTTTGCCAGTGTCTGCGCGTTTGACAGCCGTAGACCAGTGGCCTTACACGCTTTTGTCTTGGCCTTTTCAAAGTCTGCCTTGACCTCTGGGTTTGATGCTAGGTTAAAACTAAGCGTTAGATTTGCCATTTAAGAGGCTCCTGTTTCTCATGTGGGCTTGTTTGATCTCGGATTTGCTCTGTCCGTAGTACTCCACCGCATGGTGGGCTTTGATGAGTTCATTGCAGATCCATTTGCGTCCTGACTTGATGTCACCCAGATACCTTCCGTACTTACCCTTTTTGGTGGTCTTGAGTACGACCTCTGATCCGACAGGCGCGAAAGATTGGACAAATGATTTGGCAAGTAGTCCGTATTTTTTCTCTTCCAGATCTCTTGTGCGAGACTCTGGGGTATCCACGCCAACAAGGCGTATACGCTGACCGTGAAGCCAGCAATCAAAACCGAGATCAATATCCACATCGACTGTATCTCCATCAATCCATTTAAGTATTATGCTTTTGTATTCATGCATTCTGGTTGCCTGGGAGCGAGTTAGGAGAAGATTCCGTTGAGCATCATCATCAGCATCAACAGAAACAGTATGGTTGTGGCCGCTGCGTAAAGTGTTTCTTTTACAGTATTCATAGGTCATCCTTTATTTGGT